CTTTCGATGACCCGGCGTGGCCCGGTCGCGTGGAGGAGACCTTCACTTGGTGGCGCGTGATCGACGCCCGCGCCCTCACTCCGACCTTCAACTTCAAGCTCGGCGTCAAGGGCGTGAACCAGCGCGCGACGGGCAACAACACCTCGGACTGCCTACTGCCCAACGGGCACATCGGGTTCGTGAACCTGTACGGAGGCTGAAATGGCGGACCTGAACCCCGTGTCGCTGACCTCGGCGCAGGTGGACGCGACGGAGCTGTACGACAAGATCATCTACGGGCCTTCCACGACCCTCCCGCATCAGACCTTCGAGGCGATGAACGGGGACATGGACGGCGGAAACTGGGCGGCCAACGAGAAGCTCCCCGCGTGGGGATGGCAGTACGGGGCGTTCGCGCAGGGGAAGTGGCACGGCTTCGACCAGCACGAGTGGGTGTACGGACGCCAGCTCGGCGGAGGCGGCAAGAACGGAGACCTCATCTCGGAGCGCGCGGTCCTTGCGCAGCACACCGCGACGGTGTTTCTCCCGTGGCCCGCCAGCGTGGTGCTGTTCGGCGTGCAGGCGTTCTTCCAGCAGGACGCGACCGTGTGGGACAACAAGGTGACCCACGGCGGCCCGTTCTACGAATACTGGGACTACCGCATCGAGTTCGGAGGGAATGTCTTCCCGGGGCTGTACGGGCGCCTTCCGCATGCGCGCACGACGGAGCACATGCCGACGGACGGAGTAGACCCGGGCTATGCGGCAGAGCAGCGTTGGCGGTATGTCTCGAAGTTCGGGATGGTGAAGAGCGTCCCAAAGGGGCACACCCGGGTTCGGATGAGCCTCTGGGCGGGTATCTTCGCCCCGGACGAGTGGAAGACCAAGGTTGCCATCCCCACGGGCGGGGTATGGGTACTCGCACTTCGGTAGGAGGGACAGATGGCGGACCCATTGACGATGGCAGCGGGTGCAGCGGGCGCGAGCGGCGCTGGGGCAGGCGCGTCCCCTCTCGCCGGGGGCCTTCCCGGGCTCTCGGGGTCCATCCCCGGGCTGGTCATGGCCGGGCTTTCGTACCTCCCCAGCAAGGAAGAGCAGGCGCTCCGGAAGCAGGTCGAGGCGGACCGCAAGCGACTGGCCGGCGGCGCGGGCGGGATGTCCGAAGGACTCCGCCAGCAGGCGCAGGCGAATCTCGCGAACACCGTGCAGGCCCAGCAGCAGCAGGCGCTCGCCCAGCTCGCGCGCGGAAGCGCCATGGGCGGAGGCGAAAGCGGCATCAGCACGGCGCGGCAGCTCGGCGTCATCGGCGCGGGCCAGCAGGCCATGATGCAGGGCGTGGGCCAGCTTCGCGAGCAGGATCTCATGGCCGCGCAGCAGCAGCGCGCGCTCAACACGCAGCAGCTTCAGTACCTCTCCCAGATGGAGATGGCGCGCCGGCAGGCCGCGCTCCAGAAGGCACAGGAGGCCATCGGGCTCACCCCCGCGCAGCAGCAGGAAGCGATGCTCCGTGGGCAGACGGAACGCGGCCAGCTCGCGCAGGGCGTGCAGGGCCTCGCAGGAACCATGTAAGGAGGGGTCATGGCGCAGCAGATTGCGGGGCGTGCCCCGAACATCCTCGACTACTTCCAGATGCGGGCGCTCGCCCGGCGCACCCCGCGTACCATCGAGCGCGACATCGAGGGGGAGAACCGGCTGAAGATCGAGCTGGTCAAGGCCATCGCGGACTTGGAGAAGACCAAGGCGGACATCCAGAAGGCCACGCTCACGGGCATGACGGACATGTACACCAAGTTCGCAACCGCGCAGGCCAGTATGCTTGGTGCCCTCGCAGACGAGGTCAAAGGGCAGGCCATGACGGCTGACGCCAAGGCGGCAATCGTCAAGACGATCACGGGAGAGTTCGAGCAGATCAACGGCATGATCGCGGCAGGGCAGCCCGAGGCGTCGTTCATGCAGAACATCGCGAGCCCGGACAAAGGGATCGCGGCGATCCAGACGGCGTTCACGAGCGCGGTGGCGAACCCGAACAACGAACGCGCCGCGCTCATCGCGGAGTTGAAGCCGCAAGAAGGAAGCCCCGCGCGCGTCGGGCGCGGGTTCGATGACCTCGTAAACACGCTCGACAAGGAGTTCGTCACTGGGTCTACGGGCATGGTGTCGAAGGTCAACGAGCAGCTCCGCACCAGCACCCCGTCCATGATGGCCACGAACGCGAACGGGGCCATGCGGCAAGTCGCGACCGGCATCGCTGCGGCGTTGCAGGCCATGCCGGATGTCCCGGACGATCAGAAGAACCTGCTGTACAACGAGCTGGTGGCGCGCGCGGCATCGTCCATCGAAGGCAACGCCATCGCAGCGTCTAGAAACCGCAACATCTTCACCGAGTACGCCGCGACCCAGAAGGACGCGCTCGATGGGATGAACGCGCGCCGGCAGGAAGTGTTCAAGCGTCTGTCCGTCGGAATCGACCCTACGCTGAAGAAGTCCATCATGGACAAGTTCGACGCGATCACGGGGGTCATCACCGCGAATGACCCCATCGCGCAGCTTCAGGTCGCCCGTACGCGGCTCGCGGAGAAGGGGATCTCCCAGCCCGACGCCATGGCGACGGAGGAGCAGAAGAAGCAGTACGAATCGCTGCTCGCGCAGGAGTACAGCGCAACCACCCCGATGGAAGGGTTTGCGCAGCGCATCGCGACGCTCCCGGTCTCCCCGGAGATCGACAAGCAGATCGCATACCTGAAGACCCTGCTGGGCGGAGTCGGTGTCGAGCAGAAGGACGCGCTCACCATCGCGACCGCGCAGCTCCGCGAGAACATGGGCAACGAGCAGTTCGACGCGTGGCGCCGCATGGTGAACGCGGCGTCCGACGAAGACGCCGCCGTCGCTGCCGCGCAGGACCCCGGAAAGTTCGCGCAGTTCCGCGTTGTCGCGAAGGCTGTCCCGCAGGCGCCGCAGGCGCCGGAGGCGTTCCGTTCGCTCGTCGTGAACACGGCGATGAACGCGAACGCGCAGCAGCGCGAGGCCGCCCGGGAAGCGCTCCGGGTATACGACGCGCAGCAGAAGGCCAAGCCCGAACCGACGCCGCGCATGAAGGACCAGCTCCCGGAAGTGACGCCCCCGATGAAGCCGCTGGAGGTCCCGGGGCTGACCGACGCCGAAGCGTCTCCGTTTGCGGCCCCTCCCGCGCAGGCGGTGGCCCCCGCGCCCACCGGACAGGCGATGGCGATGCCCCAGCCCACCCCGTTCGGAGCGGCGGTCGCGCAGGTCGCAGCGCCACGCGCGCAGCTCTTCGGGACGGGCGGGCTCATGTCGCGAAAGGCGCAGGAAGCCATGGGACTCATCCCCCCGCAGCCGTATCGAGCGTAGGGTTAGAAGGGGGGCATGGCCACGCCCCCCAAGCAGATCCTGACGGAGCCCCTCCCCTCGTTCTCCGAAGCTGCGAAGCAGGTACCCGTCCCGGCGGCGCCTGCGTTCGCGGCTCCGACTACACCGAGCGGGACGGAAGCACCGGCTCCTCGTGCGCCTACGATGGCGGAGGTCCCGGCGGGCGCCCAGTTCTTCCCGTACATCCCGCGCGCGTACGACACGCCCGCTGGCCCGGGCCTTGGCTATGCCCGCATGAACCCGGCGGAGGCGTCCAAGGCGTTCGCGGGCACGAGCAAGATGGCGGCCCCGGAGCAGCTGGCGGCGCGCGAGATGATCTACACCTCGCTGACGGGCCGCCCCCCGCCGGTCACGGTGGAGCAGATCAAAGACGCGCAAGACACCCAGTGGTGGGAGCACCTCATCGGGTGGCTGGAACCCCTCGACCTCCCGCGACGCGGCGCGTACTACCTCGCGGCGACGGCATCGGAGAAGGCGCTCCCTGACAGCGGCACCCCCATGGGAGACACGCTCGAAGGCATCGCGGGGAAGGGCGCGCGACTGTTCGGCGGGCTCCACGCCACCCTGTTTGGGGGCAGCCCCAGCGACGAGTACCTGAGCGGCATCGAAGAGATGGGCCGCAACATCTACAAGACCGCGTCCAGCGACAAACTCGTCAACGAGTGGGCGAACACCCCCGGCTACTACTTCACGAGCCTCACCAACCCGACGGCCGAGAGCGCCCTCAACTATGTGATGCCGAAGGAGCTGGCCGCGCGGCTGGAAGCCTCGGCACCCACGCGGGCGCACCGGAAGGTCTACGAGTACCTCCAGTCGGACCTCGGGCGCCTCATCTTTGGCATGGGCGTGGACATCCTGTCGGACCCGCTGATGCTGTACGGCAGCGCGGGCAACTCCAGCAAGGTCATCCATGTCGGCGAAGACGCCTATCGGCTGAGCCGCACGGGGGTCGCCGCGTCGGAAGCCGTCGCGCGCAGCGCGGGCGTCACCGTGGACGACGCCATGCGCACGGTGATTCGTGCCTCCGGAGATGCCGCGTCGTCCGAGACGCAGGCGGCCCGGCAGGCGCTCGTAAAGGCGGAGCTGGATGCCGTGGCGCGTGCGGACAAGTTCGCATCCGACGCCGCGCACCTTCACGCGAACGCGGCGAACCCCACCGCCGCGCTCCAGCCGCTGCTGGACGAAGCCACGCAGGCGTTCGAGGCGGTCCGCGAAGCCGCCAAGACCCAGAGCAAGGCGGCGGCCCAGCTCCCCGCTGCGGAAGAAGCACTGGCGGCCATGCGTCGCCGCATGACGCAGGTGGCGGCGAACCCCCAGAAGGCGGCGCGGGCAATCCGCAAGCTCGCCGTGCAGATGGAGCGGTCCTCCGCTGCGGAGCGCACCTTCGCGGACAACACGCGGCGCGTCCTCGATGCGGCCCAGAACGAGCGCCTGCTGACGCAGCCCCTCTTCTCGGCGGGGAAGACGCTCCGGACGGAGGGGTATGTCTCGAAGATGGGCACGCTGCCCGTCCATGTCCCCTTCGGGGAGGTGTCGTACAGCCTCCTGCCTGAGATCAAGCCGGTGACCAAGCTCGGCAAGGCGGCCGGAAACCTGCTCGCTCCCTACAAGTTCGCGACGCTCTCGGACCGGGTCGCCACGGCGAAGGCGGTGGGACGGTCTGCGTACGAGGTGCTCTCCCCCGGAGAGACCATCGCCTATGTCGGGCAGAACATGCTCCGGAAGGGCGTGACGCATCCGTACCGCGTGTTCCACGACATCATCGGACGCACCTTCGGCACGCGCTTCGTGCAGCCCATGCTCATGCGCCTGTCCGCCATGCAGAGCGTCGGCGGCCTGAAGGGAACGCAGGAGATGTTCCCCGCCGCCCGGGTCGTGTACGGCAAGTGGGTCGAGCTGCCGGAGGTCGCACCGGAGCTGTGGCAGAAGTACCAGAGCGCCGTCGAGCGGTTCTTCGAGATGACCGCGTCGCAGGACCAGTATCTGCGTAGCACCATGGCCAGTGTCGTGGAGCAGGCGCGGGCGGTCGCGAAGACGCGCACGGCCATGGCCAAGGCGGGCAAGATCACGGACCCCGTGCTCTCCGCGCGCTACGCGGACAACGCGTACGGGACGCAGGATGTCATCAACGAGGTCATGGACGCGCTGGAGACGGGCGCCGATGTCCTGACCCCGGGCACCCAGCGGTACCGCGCGGACCTCGCCGCGCTGGCTCCCGTCATCTCGCAGATTCGCGACGACATCGTGAACACCTTCGGGAAGACCGTGGACGAGGTGAACCAGAGCCTCCCGGCGCTGGCGCGCTTCATCACGGGGGACGAGACCTTCGCGAAGCTGGCGAGCGAGGCGCTCGCCGAGACGGACCAGATGGCCGCGACGGTGGCGGCGCGCCAGTCCCGTGCGTCCAGCATCCTCGCGGCGCATATGCCGACGCTTCAGGCGCGCACCCAGTGGCTGCTCGGAGCCATGGACGAACTGGACCCCACGAAGCTCGGGACGGCGCTGGACCGCTACCTCGCGCGGACCGGCGGGAAAGAAGTGACCCCCGCGCTGCTCCGGACCGTCGTGCTCGACATGATGGGCGGAGACGCCAAGCGGTCGCAGGCGGTGCTCCGGCGCATCGCGCTGTCGTTCGGCAAGACGGCTCCGGCGGACGGCGTGCATGTCCTCGCGGGCATGCTCACGGGGCGCATCACGGCGTCCCCGGGCAAGACCATCCTTCAGGCCATGCGCGACCTCGTGACCGAAGCGGACGAAACCATCCGGCTTGCGCAGGCCATGCGCGAAGGACGCCTGACGACCAAGCAGGAAGTGGACGCGCTCATGCAGCTGGCCACCCAGACCACGCGCATCGAGCTGGCGCAGGCGCGCTCGCTGCTCGGCGAGCAGGGGTTCATGCAGGGCATGGTCATGGTCGAGGCTCTGGAGGAGCCCAACCTCATCCCGGCGCTCGTGCGCACGACGGGGAAGGACGAGGCCACGGTGAAGATCGCCGTCGCCTCGCTCCTCCGTGCGCGGGAAGGCACGCGGGTCATGGCGACGGCGGCGGACATGAACAAGGCCGCGCTGCTCGCGGCGATGGACAAGCTCCATCTGCCCCCCGGAGCGCTGGACGATGTGTGGATCAACGCGACGCTGGACAGCAGCGTGGCGGAGCAGCGGATTCGCGGCGCCATCACGGCGGCGGGCCCGAACGCGGAGACCGCCATCTTCGAGCGGCTGAAGCTCTCCGCGCTCGGTGGCAACCGGGGCGGCGCGCTCGACGCGTTCACGGAGCAGCAGCTCCGGAACGCAGCGGCGGAGATCGTTCGCGCGAGCCAGCAGGCGACGACGCTCCCCGTGTTTCCGGACGCAGCGGTAGTTGCGGCGGCTCGGAACCAGCTGACGATTGACGAGGCGCATCTGGCCACGGTGAAGCAGGCGCTTGCCGATCTGGAAGCCGCCCGGGCGGCTGCGGCACCGGATGCTCCGGAGATCGTGAAGCTCTACACGCAGGCCGAGAAGGACGCCATCGCGGACGCCGAAGCGCGGGTCGCCGCTGCCCGGAAGGCGTACGAAGACGCGGTCCGCAACGCGCCGCCGCCTGCCCCACCCCCTCCGCCGCCCCCTCCCCCTCCCCCGCCTCCCCCTCCGCCCGCGCCGTCGCCGGTCCCGCCTCCTCCCCCTCCTCCGCCCCCGGTGCCGGCACCCCCCGTGCCGGCACCCCCGTCCACCGCCGCCATCGAAGCAGCGGGCCAGAAGATCGTGGCGGCGGACGCCGAAGTCGTCCGTGCGCGCCAAGTCATCGACGCCAAGGTCCTGCGTGGAGCCTCGCCGACGGTCCAAGAACGGCAGGATCTCATCAAAGCGATGTCCGCGCGCAAGGCGGCGCAAGAAGCGTACGCTGCGCTGGCGACGACCTTCGGCGAACTCCCGCAGGCGCAGTCCCCGCTCATCAAGGCAGCGAGCCAAGGTCCCGCTGGGGACGGCGCGCGGCTGACTCCGGCGGAGCTACAGGTCCAGCGAGACCGCCTCGCAGCGGACCCGCTGCGTCGCGCCATCGAAGCCAAGTTTCCGCAGGGCGGGACGGTCAAGGATTTGATGGACTTCGCGGCGTCTCTGCGCAACGATCCGGGGCTCGCGGCGGCTGCCGGCGACAACAAGATGGAAGCGCTGGACTGGATGGTGCTGGACAAGCTCCGCGACATCGGCGGCGAGCTTGACCGTGCGACATTCTCGTGGTTCCAGCCCGGGGATGTGTACAGGGACACCGCTTCTCCCGGCTGGGCGGGCGTCGCCGTCTACCCCACGAGCCCCGGGGAGCGGATTCAGGTCATCTTCCAAGACTCGGCGTACGATGCGACGCGGCAGCCTACGATTGGGGTAGGACCACTTGCGGTCCACGAGCTGGTCCATGTCGGCACGCAGATCCGGCTCGAAGTTGGCCGCCTCGACCCCTACGCGCCACTCGCGCTCCGAGAAGCCGCGCAGGAGATTTCGAGCCTGCACCGACTGGTGATGGACGAACTCCTCAATCTGCACCCACGGAATACGCCGAAGTACTACGGCCTGACCAACGAGCATGAGTTTCTCGCAGAGGCGCTGAGCGACCGCGCGTTCCAGACGCTGCTGAAGACCATCAAGGTCCCGTCCACCGCCAAGAAGCCGACGACGGTGTGGGGGCGCTTCACGCGCGCCGTGGCCTCGCTGCTCGGGTTCGCCAAGAAGGATGAGAACGCGCTCACGCAGGCGTACGCGCGCTTCGAGAAGCTCCTCGAAGCGTCGTCGGATCTCGAAGCGCGGACCGCGTACTGGGGGATGACGGGCAAGGGGTCGATCAAGACCCCCGCTGGCGTCGCGTCGATTCCGACCATGCCGGAGCAGATCGCACTGGACGAAGCCATCCGGAAGCTCCGCGAAGCCCAGCAGAGCGCCATGGACCGGGTGCGCGGGCGCTCCGAAGCGGCGCGGCTCGGGCGTCTCCGTAGCGACACAAGACGCGCGGAGCAGGCGATGACGGACACCAAGGCTGCGATTTCTTCTGCGGAGGCGAGTCTCCAGCAGGCGCAGACGGCGTGGAAGTCGCTGATGTCCCGGTATGTCTCGGAGACGACGGGAGATCTCCGCGACGCGTTCGATTCGCTGCTCCAGAACCTCCCGGAGTCCGGAAAGGTCCAGCGCGCGCAGCAGATCGCAACCACCGCCGAAGGCCAGCTCACCCAGCTTGCCGCCCAGCGGACGGCGCTGACCGAAGCCGAAGCCAAGCTCGGGCTCCGCATCCCGACGGCGCTCCCGCAGGGGTTCGCCGCGACGACGGACCTGCCCACGGTCAACCCGACGCGCGTGTTCTATGTCGCAGACGCCGACCTCGCGGGAGTCACCGCTGACAACATCGACAGCCTCGCCACGCTGACCCGCCCGAAAGACGGGTATGCGCTCGTCGCCATCGCGCCAGACGGGACCGTGACCAAGGAAGCCGTGCGCCACACGCTCGGCCCCGTGTCGCCGCTCCGGAATGACGCCGTCGATGCGGCCATGGACTACCTGAAGTACAACCCGCCCACGGAGCCCACGGGCAAGCTGAAGCTCCGCGAGCTGGACACATGGGAGCGGGCGCTGTGGACCCGGTTCCGCGCGGCGACGACGGGGCTCTCGGAGGAGAAGGTTCTCGAAGCCGCCATGCTCACGCTGCGGGATGCCCCCGTGGCGACGCGCGACACTTTCGGGAAGGCCATCCCGGGCGTCACCCCCCAGACGCTCGGCAAGCGGTACGGGGACATCGACCCAGCCATCCGGCCGCTCGTGGAGGAGATGAACGGGCTGCTGAAGGCGTACGAGCGCATGTTCGTGCAGCACGGTCTCGACTTCATCGCGGACCCGCTCCGCATGCTGAAGGATTGGGGCGTCAACCAGTACATCCCGCACATCCCGGTCTCGCGGAACATGGTCGCCGCCGGCAAGCTCTCGCCGGAGCTGCTGGCGCGCGGCGTCCGCAACCGGCCCGCCGGGTTCGCGTCGCTCGACAGCGCGCTCTCGACGGACATGCCCCAGCGGCACGAGCGGCGGCTGGCGGGCACCGTGGCGGAGATCATGGCGGTCTCGAACGACCCGCTGAGTGCCCTGACGCTGGACCCGGCGAGCATCATCTCTCGGTACACGAAGGCCAACGGTGCGCTCACGGCGCAGGACTTCCTCGTCATGATGCTTCGCGGGGGCGTGATCAAGGCGCTGAAGGCGACGCCGGACGAGAGCGTGGTGCAGATCGCCCTCCGGGAGCAGATGGTCCCGCTCTTCGCGCGTCCCAACCTGACGCGCGACCTCGACCTGCTGTTCGGCGCCGACGCGGCAGCGTGGGCGTCCGCGAATGTGGACCCGGCGGAGCTGGATGTCATCCGGGCCTCGATTCGCGCGTGGTCGGAAGGCGCGCGGGGCACCAAGCGCCTGAAGGACATCTCGCCGTTCGCCTCGTGGCTCGGCGAAGTCCCGGCGGTCCAGCAGGCCATCAACATCGAGGAGCTGCTCCTCGACATCCGGGCGGCCCAGTGGCGCAAGAACGGGGCAGCCGCCACGCTGTTCAACATCCGGGACGAGTTCGACGCCGCGCACGCGGTCGCGAACGCAGCGGGGGCGCCCATCTCGGACGCCGAAGCATGGAAGACGGTGGCCTCCAAGGTCAACCGGCTGGCCTCGGAGGTCGGGTCGGAGATCCGGGTGGACCCGAAGATGCTCAACGCGTGGTTCGATGGCGGCCAGACCAGCTGGCAGCTCTATGTCCCGGCGACCGTCGCGCAGAACATGCTCGACACGCTCGACTTCGCGTCCACCATGGAGCGTTCGCTCGAAGGCGCTGGCGGAATGGTCAAGTCCGTCGCCGACAAGATCAACAACTTCTACAAGGGCTGGTACACCATCACCCAGATGATGCACCATGTCGGCAACGCCATCGGCAACATCTTCAACAACGCCATCGACCTCGGACCGCTCGGGGCGCTGAACCCGAAGACCAACCTCATCGCGACGCAGTTGACCCACGCCGCGTCCTACATGGACGAGTACGGGTCGCTCATGAAGGCGGCGGAGGCGCTCGAAGCCCCGAAGCACGCGACGGAGTCCGTGTGGGACTTCACGCTGCGGAAGGCGCGCCTCCAGTCGTTCCGCACCATGGGCATCGCGAAGCTGCTGGACACGGGCATCGACCTCGGGGACGGCGTGTTCCGCGAGGCGGACACGGCCATGCGGCTGATGCGCGAACGCGGCGTGTTCACGGGTGGGCACAATGTCTACCTCGACCTCGACCGCTACGAGCAGGAGATGGCGGAGGTGTTCCGGCTCATGAACCAGCCGGAGGCCGTCCAGAAGCTCCAGCGCACGGCGGTCAACGCCCGCGACGCGATCATCCTGACCATGCCCGTGGCGTTCACGGGGGGCCTCTCGGGCTTGGGCATCGTCATCCCGCCCCGCATCGGGCGCATGATCTCCGGATTCGTGGAGAACCAAGCACGCGTCACGAACTTCGTGGCGAACATGCGCCGGTCGGGCAGCATCGACGCGTCGGTCCAGCACATGAACAAGTTCCTGTTCAACTACGCGGACCTGACGGCCGTGCAGAAGACATGGCTCCGCACCGTGTTCCCATTCTTCACATGGACCTTCAAGAACGCGTATCTCCAAGCGGGGATGATGCTCGAACAGCCCATGTTCTACCAGCTCTTTAGCCAGATGCTGCTGATCCATGGGCCCCGGGCGGTCGAAGCGTACGAGCGCGACATCGACTTCAAGGGTCGCTACCCCGCGCACCCGTGGAAGCGGTACTCGGTCAACTGGCGTCTCCCCCACGCGCGGTACCGTCTACGGCTTCCGGTCCCGGAGCACCCGACGCTCTTCCTCGAAGGCTTCCGCACGCCGTTCGAGAGCGCGGCAGAGACCATGGGGCAGGTCGCGTCGTTCGCGGCGGGCGTTCCCGGCATCCCGGAGACGCTGCTCGGACGCGGAACGGAAGCGGCAGGTGGCTCCATGAGCAAGTTCCGCATCATGAGCCAGATGCACTTCGCCGCGCGGTTCCTGTTCGAGAAGGCGTTCGACTACAACATCTACTACGACCGCCCGCTCTACCAGCTCGACAGCGCCAAGCCCGTCGGGCAGACCCTCGCCGCGCTCCACCGGACCTCCACTTCGGGGGTACCGTTTGTTGCGCCCATGGCCGCGCAGGTCCACAACGCGCTGGCCCGCGTGAGCGGCTACGGGGAGACCGTTCGCTACAACCCGAGCAAGAACATCTACGAGCCGGTTCAGGTTGCGAACCCCGGGTTCGCGCACACCTTCATGAACATGCCGTACAGCCAGCTGCTACGCACGCTGATTGGCGCCGCCGATGTCTACCAGTCCTCCATGGCGGAGTCGCTGACGAACGAGGCCGGCGTACAGCAGCTCTACGCCGTCCCGCAGGATGTGCGGTACTTCGACGCGCTCACGGGCATCGGGCTCACGCAGGAAGACCCCATCGCGCGCATCCGGATGGTGGAGCGCGACGCGCGCGATATGCAGTTGCGAGCCATGGAGGCAGGCGGAGGCGTGCTCTCCTACGACAAGCCCTTCATCTCCAAGAGGTAGGTCCATGCCGGACGCACAAGGTTTCTCCTACGCGCACTGGACGGCGGTAAACGCCGCCGGCTACACGCTGCTTCTGGCGGGCGAGAGCACCAGCGACGCCTCCAGCTCGTACTTTCCGTCGAAGGGGACGATCTCGCATGTCGAGGTCGAGTTCCGCAACATCGCGGGCGCAGCGACCGCCACGGTCATCGGGACTTGGGACTCGGCGGGTGCCTTCGTCGCGCTCCCATCGGCGGCGGCATCCATCACGCCCAGCCCCACGGACGCGACCAAGGGCGGCGTCATCCTGTCGGCCTCCCAGATCCAGTTCAAGCAGGGGGCGGACGCCACCAAGAAGCAGTTCGGCGTGTGGGTCAAGCTCGACGCCGGGACCGCTGACGCGCGCACGCGCGTCTACTGGAGGCGCTGATGAACGGGTTCTTCGATTCGGGTGGGGTGACCACCCCCGTCTCCATCTCGGACGGCGGAACGGGGGCTACCTCGGCGGCCGGGGCCCGCACCGCGCTGAATGTCCCCAGCATCCCTGTCTCCGTGGCGAACGGCGGCACGGGTGCGACGAACGCCACGACGGCGCGCAGCAACCTCGGCATCACGGGCACGGGTGGCTGGCCGTCTGGCGTGTTCGGCGCCGGAACGGACGGCACCGTTGACTTCGACGGTACGAACACCTTTGCGTTCGCCACGAAGTCTGGCAGCATCTACACCCTGAGCCGCAGCGTGTGGGCGCAGAATGTGACCGTGCGTGCCGGCGTCACGGTCAACAAGCCGTGGACCCTGTATGTCCGGGGCACCCTGACCATCGAGGCCACGGGCGTCCTCGCCGACAACGGCAACAACGCCAGCGGTTCGGCGGCCGGCGGGCAATCGGGCGCGACCCGTATCCCGGAAAGCGTGGGCTCCCTCGCGGGTGCGGGGCGTGTCGCCGCAGGAACGGGGACGGGCGGAACGAACCTCACCAACGCCTACGGCGGCGTCGGTGGCCTCGGTGGCGACCCCAACACCGTGCAGAACGGCGGACCGGGCGGGACCGTGACGGCTCCCGGAACGGCTGCGAATCGCATCCGTGACGGCTTCTCGTACCTCGTCACGAACACGCTCCAGAGCGGCGCAACGCAGGTGGTCGCGAACGGCGGCACGGGTGGCGGCGGTGGCGGTCTGTTCCTCGGAACGGGCACGGGCACCACGGGTGGCGGCGGTGGGGGCGCTCCGATCTCGATGCTGGTCGCCGCGACCATCGCCAACTCCGGAAAGATCACCAACAACGGCGGCAACGGTGCGAACGCCGTGTCGGCCACCAACGACGCACAGTCGGGCGGTGGCGGTGGCGGCGGTGGCGGCTACCTCATTATCGTCTCGAACACACCGCAGGCGTCCGCCGGGACCATCGAAGTCCTCGGCGGCACGGGCGGGACCAGCCTCGGCGTGGGCTGCGCGGACGCGCTCGCTGGCGGCGCCGGAACCCTCGACTACCGGGGACCCTGACATGTTGAACCAGTATTTCTACCTGCACGCGATCCTCAACGCGAACCCGACCATCGTGTACATGCACCTGCCGGCTGCGATCTACGCCATCGCGAACGGCCCGGTGCCGCAGGGCGCTCCTCCGCTGAAGGACCGCGTCACGCTGGTCGAGATGCCGCTCGGCTCGGACCCCACCATCGGGAAGGGCTACGACGAGAACCAGACCTTCGTGGCTGAGTTCGTCGCCGTGGCGCCTGACCTGTAGGAGACGCCATGCCCCCCTCGTCGTTTGACACGCTGAGCCCGCTGGAGAAGGCGCTCGTAGAGACGCTCCAAGGGATGCACCACGATGTCATCAAGGAGCTGCGCATCTTTCGGTGGCAGACCATCGCGTTGATCGTGTTCCTCATCGGCATCGTCGCGCTGCTGAAGGGTGTGGACCCGACCATCGCGGCCAAGACCGTCCCCGTCGTCACCATGCCCCATGCGCCCATGCAGGAGCCGACCCCATGAACGACAAGCTCATCGCCACTCTCCCTCTTCCGGCCATCCTTCGGATCATCGGCAAGCTGATTCGCTACGCGAAGGGCGGCATCGACAAGGACGAGGCTGCGGACCTCGCGGAAGACCTGCTGCTCATCGTGGCGCACCTCGCGGAAGGGCACAAGTAGACATGCCCGTCCTCGGCACCAAGTCCAAGGAGCGTCTGGCTACCTGCCACCCGCTCCTCCAGCGCGTCCTGAAGTCGGCCATCTTGGACTTCGACTTCTCGGTCATCTGCGGTGTCCGCACCGCCGAAGAGCAGAACCGCGCGTACGACATCGGCGCCTCCCGGCTGCGCTACCCCCAGTCGAAGCACAACTCCACCCCCTCCATGGCGGTGGACATCACGCCCTTCCCGCTCGACTGGAACGACACGCTCGCGTTCCGCGCGCTGGCCGTCGTCGTCAAGCGCCACTGGGACGCCATCCCCCTCGCAGAGCGCGAAGGGTTTCGCCTCGTGTGGGGCGGAGACTGGGCGCGGTTCGTAGACATGCCCCACTGGGAGCTGTCGAAGGCTTAGCGAACCGTCGTCGGCTTCCCGCCGACGCCCTGCGGCTTCGCGCGCTTCCTACCAGTTCTTGCACGACCAGTACTTGGCCGTGGTCTTGTCCTTCGCCTTCGGGTCCGTGTCGCAGCCATGGCGAGCGCGGAAGTTCGAGCGGCGCTCCGGGTTGTCCCGCTTGATCTCCATGTTGGGGTCGCCGAAGCGCACGGTCTTGGTGTTGCCGGTGCTCGGGTCCTTGACATAGACCTTGAACTTCTTGCTCTCACCCGGGGTGCGGATCGGCTTGTTGAGCGGCTTTCCGGCCATGGCGTATCTCCTGAACGGGTCCCGGTAGTGGTATCCCGTTGCGCGCGCAGTAGCGGCGCATCGCCATGGAGAGCCGGTTCAGGTGCCGCTGATCCGATGGCCACCCCAGCTTGATGCAGCACTGGGAAAGCGTTGCGCCCGCATGCAGCCATCCCCAGACCCGCATGGAGCGGGCGGAGACGGATGACATGCGGGCGCAGATGGTCTTGGCGCTGAACCCGATGTGCTTACGCCATCGGTATCGCAGGTTGTTCGCCGTCGTTCCAACAGACGCCGCGATGGACTCGGTGCTCTCTCCGGCTTCTCGGCGAGCTGCCAGTTGCCGAAGCTGCTTCCGTGTCCACACCCTCGGCATCTCTACTCCAGAAGTCTCGCCGTTTCCGCGCACTTATCGCGGAGTTCTTCAACTACCAGATCCACCTTCTCGATGTATTCGAGACACTGGGCGAGCGCTTCACGCGTTTCTTCAGGGGTCAGTCCGTCCAGCGACAGCTTGGCGGACAGGGTCTCGATGTCGGGGCGGCGAGCGAGCGCCGCGACGAGGGGCCTCACAGCTCCACCACCGTCCACCCGGCGGGCGTCTTGCCGTGGGGAGGGATGGGAGAGGTGAGGATGACCTGCCCCGGCGCGGAGGATAGCGCGCGCATGACCGCTGCCAGCGTCTTGGGGTCGAACGCGCGCTCCTCCGGAGTGAGCACCGCGAGCGTCGCATCCATGGGGAGGATGGCGGCGCTCATGGCCAGCGTGAGTCGGGCCCACTCGGCGCCGGACAGCGCCGTGTGCAGCGCGCCGCTCCGGTCGAAGCCCGCGTGGAACACTTCACGGGCGCCCTCGGACAGCGCCATGCCGAAGATGTCCGTGCTCGGGAGGAAGCTCTGGACCTTGCCGGTGAACGCCGCCAGCGCGTCGGTGAGCAGCAGTCGCCCCGCCTGCGACAGCGCGTCTTCGAGCGACTTCCACGACGAGGCATCCGTGCGCGCCGTGTCCAGCTGGGTCATCAGCGTGCGGTACGAGCGCCACGCGGCCTGCGCGCTCTGGAGCTGCCGGAGCGCGTTCTCCGCAGCGTCGCACGCAGCCGCCGCCGTGGCGAAGTCCACCCCGCCGCCTTCGTCTTCGTCGCCCTCGGTGGCGGCGCTGTACGCGTTGCGGGCGTACGCCAGCTTCGACTGCGCCGACTCCATCTGGACCTTGGCCATGTTGAGGTTGGTCACGGCCCCGGCGTAGTCGCTCGCCGCCTTCATCTTGGCACCGAGAGCGGCGTTCACCGCCGCGTGCCGCTGGCGAAGGTGCTCCACCCCCGGCTGCGCCCCGCACATGATGCAGTCCGCGTCACCGCCGGAGATGGTGAACGCGAGCAGCTCCAGCAGCGACTGCGCGGTCGTCGTGCTCCCGGAGGGCTTCTCCAAGGTCGCGACATGGTCGCGCCACTGGGCGAACACGCCCTCGGCCGTCGCGGCGTCGGACTCCAGCACGGAGATGGTCTGGGCCAGCTGCTCCTTGCGCTGCGCGGCGTTGCGGCGGAACTGCGCGGCCTGCGCCGCGACCAGCACCTTGCGCGCGGCGGAAGCGGTCTCCTGCGCCGCCGCGATGTCCGCGTCGGACGGAGCCGCCTGCGTCACCCCACCAGAGGCCAGCGTGGCCTCCAGTGCCTTCACAGAGGCGTTGGCCTCCAGCTTCTTCTTGCGCGCGGCGGCTTCCAGCCCGTCCACCCCCACCCCCGGGTTCAGCACCGTGAGCCGCTGGTAGTGCCCGTGGAGGCTCGGGGAGAGCATGTCGGTCAGGTTGCGCTGCGCGCTCGCACCCGCCCACTTCAGGAACTGCCGGCACGCCGTGTCGGCGCTGCCCAGCATGGCCTCCCGCACGGAGCGCACGGGGAGCAGCTCCTGCTTGGCGAACCACACGGGGACATCGTGGTCCGCCTTCCGCGCCTTGCCGTCGCCGACATACTCGACGGCGAAGACCGCCTTCTCCCCCGTGGAGAGCGTCGCCTCCGCGAACAGGTTGGCGCGACGCCCCGGCGCGAGCGCCAGAAGGTCCGCCTCCCGCGCGACATCGGCGCGCCCCGCGAGGTCGCTGGCGCGACCCGTCAGCGCCAGCTCGACCGCGTTGACGACGCGGGACTTGCCCTTGCCGTTCGCCCCGACGATGAGCGTCTTCTCGCCCAGCTCGACTTCCCAGAGCAGCCCGTCACCCGACTTCACATTCGACCGCACGCGATGCACATGCACAGACACCTCGACCTCCTTGGTCTGGGTCGAATCTAACGCCGTGTGTTGCCGCGTGTCAACTGGAGAGCGACAACCCGTCGTGCAGCGCCATCAACCGCCGCAGGTTCTCCGGGTGCGGGACGCGCTCGGCGCGCATCCACCGGAGGACCGTCCACCAGCTCGCGCCGCACTCGACGGCGATCTCGTCCAGCGACACGCCTCGTGCGCGCAGCGCGTGAACCATCTGCGAAGTCTCGGTGAGCCTCACGGCCCGAACATCAGCGCCCATCCGTCCCTCCACCGGTCCTGCCCCTTGTCCTCGACACCCGCCACCTCGGCGAACTGGTCGCCGCCGTCCCAGTAGACGACCTTCTTGCCCGCGCCCCGCGCGTACCGAAGGATGTCCGCCGTCGCCTTGCCCACCGAGAGCCCGTCCGTCACGATGGCGTGGAAGCGCGGCTGCCCCTCGTGGTCGCACCCGCAGCCCACGGAGTAGGTCCACCCGGCCCACCCGCCCTCGGCCTTGGCTCGCGAGGCGTAGTCGTCGCGCCCCGTCAGCACCTCGATCTTCGCGCCCGGGAACGACGCCGCAGCGAGATGCCGCAGCGCCTCCGCGCGCTCGTTGATCGTGTTGTCCGGCGTGCCCTTGGCGTGCGCGTAGAACAGCCGCATGGTCTTGCTCACTTGCCCCTCGCCTTCTTGGAGATCTCCACCGCCGCGAGCTGCTTCAGCGCCGCCGCCTTGGACTTCGGCTTCTTGCTCAGGGGACGGCCCGACGAGGAAGTCGCCTTGTACCCACCCGCAACCTTCTTGATGGCCATGTTGCCTCCGTGATTAGGCATCTACCCATGTATCGCCGAAGGTGCCAGTCGCCGTGAAGGGCACATCCAGCCCCGGGACGCGGCGCGTGAGGCTCGCAGCCACGACTTCGGAGGCCCACTGGCCCATGCCCCTTGGGACCTCGACCGTGATGGAGTCATGGACCTGCGCGATGATGCCTGTCCCCGGACCCCACTTGTCCCATGGGATCTCCGTCAGTAGGTCTTGCACCGCGAGGTGCATGATGGCGCTCTCCGTCATGATGATGGGCGCGTTCGTGATCTCGTTGCGCTCATCTTCGACGCCGTTCGGGTAGTCACGGCGGCGCCCGGCGACGGGATCGCTGCCCCACGGGTCGCACTTCCCCTTGCGCGCGTTGGTCTCCGCGATGGTCAGCTCCATGTTCCAGCCCTTCTCGAACTCCGGCATGGCCTCCAGCCACTTCTCACGCATGGCCGTGACCTGCCGCACCGTGAGCCCAAGGTTGATCAGCTCCCCACGGTCGTTCTCCGCCTTCGTGAGCACGCTCTGGATGGTGCTGGGCTCCGCGCCGTACGCAGCGGCGTACTGGAAGGTCTTGGCGATCTGGCGCATGGACTTCGCCTGCCCCGACCACTTGCCCCCGGGCTTGTCCGGATGTCCCGTCGCCTTCAGGAATCGCTCCCCGAAGATGGACTCCGCTGCCAGTGCGTGCGGGTCGCCCCCCTTCTGGAACACTTCGAGCAGCCGGGCCACCCCCCAGCGCGCCGCGATGATGCGAAGGTGGATCTGGTCTGCGTCCGCGCCCGCCAGCTCGTGCCCCGGCGCCCCTTGGAAGAGGTACCGGAACAGCGGAGGGATGGTCTGGAGGTTGGGGTCCGAGCACGAGAGACGCCCGACCAGCGTTCCGTGCGCGTTCCACGAGGCCCGGATGCGCCCGTCCCGGTCCCACGCCTTGCCGCCGAAGCGTGCCTGCTTCAACGGTGAAACATAGGTCCCAAGCCACTTGTTGCGCACCTTACGGAAGCGCCGCAGCAGCATGAGGAACGACTTCTGCTCCTTGCTCAGCGACTTCAACGCCACGAACCCGCGCAGCGCGTCGTCATTGACCGACGGGTCCCCCGTCTCGGTGAACTCCTCCGGCACGAGCTTCCACTTGGTGTACAGCAGGTCCCGCATCTGGGGTCCGCTGTTGGGGTTGAAGCTCTTCATGCCGAAGGCTTCCCCCACCTCGACGCACTGGAGACGCAAGAACTCCGACTCGTGCGTGAGCCACTCCTCCGTGCGCTCCCGCCACGACTGGTTCACATACATCCCGACCCGGTGAAGCCCGACGCACATGCCCTGTGCCCAGTGATCGAGGTCCAGCAGCGTCTGGGCGGGCGCCGCAGGGAGCGGCTCCGCCTGTCCGCGCTCCAGCACGCGCCGCGCCAGCGGGGCCGCCACGCGTGCCGTCACGACGCAGTCGAGCGCGCAGTAGTGGTGCAGCTCGCGGTCCGTCCGCGCCGCGTTCGCCAGCTTCTTGCCCTCGTTGTCCGCCTTCCACGAGTGCACATCGGTCCATGTCGAACCCACGAACCCGAGGTCATGGGGCAGCCCGGGCTCCGCCAGCCGGTGGAGCAGGATGGTGTCCATGAGCGGGGCAGGCGTGACTCCGAGATAGCGCTCCATGGCCAGCCGGTCGTAGTACCCCGCGTTGTGGCCCACCCACTGGCGGCCGTCGGTGAAGGCGGCAGCGAGGACCTGCTTCACCCGGGCCAGATCTCCCTCGCTGTACCAGCGGGTCATGCCGTCCATGCCGAGCAGCGGCACCACGATGGCAGCGTCCTTGGTGGCGATGCCCACGCACCGCACCTGCGCGGTCAGGGGTTCCAGCCCGTCCGTCTCGATGTCGTACGACCAGAACGCCGCTGGCTGCGAGAGGAACGCCTCCACCTCCGCCACACTGGGGAAGAGGTGGATGGTGGGGTCCTGCCAGTCGAGACTCCCCCGCATGAACCAGCGCGCGGCCCGGCCAAGATCCTTGGCCATGACGGGCAACCACTTCCGCGCCTTGATGGCCATGCCCGGAGAGACCGTCGGCAGGACCATGGTGCCGTTGGGTAGCGTCCGTGGACCCCCGCGCACGGACAGGATGCCCATGGCCGTCCCCGTCACGGACTTCGTGGCGCTGTCGCCCAGCGTCACAATCTTACGCTGGCCCTCCAGCTCGCGCTTCAGGCGCGGCGCGCAGCACGCGACGGGGTCCAGCATCTTGGCCTTGCGCGCCTTGGCCTGAGCCAGCTTCAGGTCGTTGTTCATCGGCTGGCACGCCACGGCCAGATGCACGCTGGCCATGGACCGCGAGAGCCCCGCCGTGTCGAGCGCGTCGTTCAGGGCCATGCCGCCCGCGCTGGCGAGCGGGCGGTTCACGCGGACATCCTCGTACACCGGGAAGTCTGCGACCAGCGCGAACTGCGCGCCCGTCTTCAGGTCCGGTGCGACGGGACCGCCCATCCGGTCGGTCTTCAGGGGGCACACGGAGCACAACGCCCCGCACGCTTCGGGGTTGTAGGTCTCGCCCACGGCGACCTCCACATGCGGCAGGTACAAATAGAGAGGCCCCGCCTGCTGGGCACCCGGGGAGCATGGACCCGGATGGGGGCGCAGGCGGGGCGAGGAACGCCCCAGAGCACACGATGTCGTCTATCCCGGGGTACTACCCGAGGATGCGGGCCATGGCGCCGCCGGCCTTGGGGGGCGCGGGAGGGGTCGGGACCGGAGCGGCGGCGCGGAGCGCCGGAGCGGGGGCCGCCGGAGCGGGCGCGGGGATGACCGGCGCCGGGATGGCGGGGGCCTCCGCCGTCGTCGCCGCCGGGCGGGGCTTCCACTTGCCGGACTTCACCGCCTCGTACTTCTCGGAGGTGATGAACATGGTGTCATCGAAGGAGCCCTTCTCGCCCGCGCGGCGCGGGGTGAAGTAGACGAACGCCTCGCGGTTGAGGAGCCACTCCTCGCTGATGTTGACCTGCGTCTCGATCTGGCTCGCGTCGTAGCCGATGGAGAGGAGGAGGGACTTCCACTTCGCGAGGAAGATCTTGTCCTTCTTCTCGTCCATGCCGTTCGGGAGCGGGAAGATGTCGGAGACCTCGTACCCGTCGTCGGCGATGGTCGCGACCACCTTGATGTTGGTGAGGCCCGCCTGCTTCTTGGACTCCATCGCCTCCGTCTTGACGATGGTGACGATGTAGGCGCCCTCCTCCGGGGCGACGGAGCCCGAGCCCATGGCCCGGATGTTGGCGAAGTTGGCGTTGATGTTCCAGCTCATGATGGCTGCACTCCTGACTGCTGTTGACCGGGCCGCATAGATAGCCCCCGTGAGCGCGCGGCCCTAAGAAACGCGCACGGGGCTTGGGAAGGGTGGGGGCGTTCGGCTTCCTGCCACGCCGCCCCCAGTGGCGTCAGTCGTTCATGACCATGGCGTTGTACGCCTTGCGAAGCAGGAAGCGGTGCCGCCCGTCGCGGCGCACCCAGCGCAGGTGAAGCGGGTCCGCTTCCGCGAACTGGGCGTTCAGCTCCTCCATGACCTTCTTCTCCGGTGCACCCGACGCGAGCTGCGTGGCGACCCACTCCACCCAGTCCTCCTGCCACTCCAGCTCCGGGCGGCGCCGGATGGTGTAGCCGGCCATGCGCAGGATCTCACCAAGGTTCTGGGGGCAGGTCGGGGGGCAGCAGCCGTGGCGGTCCTTCATGACCCACTGGGGGTTCGCGGGCTCGCACTTGTACACGCCCTTCCACGCGCCCGGAGCGGTGGGGTCCGCAGCGGCGCGCAGCACGGTGTCGGCGATATGCGGGATACGCTCCGTCAGCGTCTTGCTGGGCAGCGCAGGCCCCCCACGGAAGAAGGTGCCGTCGTGCGTCTCCGGCTGGCGCTCGTGCGTGTTCAGGATGACATGGAGCCCACACTCACGGGCCGCCTCGCGGAACCGGATGACGGTGTCCCGAAGCTCGTCCCACATGGCGAACTTGTTGCGGCTACCCGCGTGCTTGCTCTCCAGCTGCTGCATCGTGCGCTCCGCGAGCAGCGAGAGATCGTCCACGACGACGGCGTCGAACACGCCCGGCTTGACCTGACGGAGCGCCTGCACGGCCGTCCCGAGGTCGTTCACGGCGACCACCTGCCCCGCTGCGTGCGGGTCCCACCCGACAACTCGCAGCGATGGCTTCAGCGCTCCGGGGAGCGCGAAGAAGAGACCCATCGGAAAGGAGAAGAGCGTGTCCGTCGTCTTGCCCATCCCGGATGGACCATACGCAACGACGACGGCGGGCTCACTGAACTGCGACATCAACACCTCGCCCCACTTAGATAACACCGTGGGTTGCCGTGTCGAGTCCTTCCGCAAAGAATCTTTGCCGCGCGTCACGAGTAGACGGGTTCTTCCACGATGATCGAGACGAAGATCGGCGTCGTCTCCCCCATCCACGCGCCCAGCATGTTGAACGCGATGTGCTCGTCGGCTTCTTCTTCCGACATCCCGCGCTCGCGCACCAGCGCGGCGTGAATCCCGCCGAGGTCGTAGGCGAGGACGGTCGCGCTCGCACAGCGGTCGGCGAGCCCGAGGATGAAGCGGTCGAAGAAGGCGCGCGGCTCCAGCCGCGTCACCTCGATGCCGGCCTCTTCGCACGCGCGGATCACAGGGTGCACCGGAATCACGAGCCACCCCACGAGCACCAGTCGAACGCCGAGCACTTGCCGTAGCGTCCGACGCACGAGGTCTCGGTGAGGGACTTCGGCCACTCGTCCGGGCGCAGTCGCCCGGCCAGCGTCTCCGCCTCCAGCTTCGCCATCTCGTGCCGGACGCGCAGGATGTTGCGCGGCCACTGGGCGTCCGCGTGCGGCGCAGCTTCGAGCGGCGGGCGCGCGAACTTCGGGGGCGGCGTCGTCTGGATGAAGTTGAGGATGACGCCCTTGAAGTCACCCCCGAAGAAGGCTCGCCCGAGGTGCTTCATCCCGATGAACTGCCCGTGCACCGAGTACCCGGACACGCTGTCGCCCTTCATCACGCTCGTCGTCTTGTGGTCCCAGAACCACACGCCACCGCTGGCGTCGCGGGTCACGAGGTCCACACGCGGCGCGTAGTAGATGGGCTCCCCGTGCTTCGGGTGGCCCGGGGCGTCCAGCGTCCCCAGCTCCGCCTTCCACACTTCCTCGACGGCGATGATGGTGTGCTTCTCCTCGCCCCACCACGCTCGGTAGTAGTCCAGCATCTTGCACGCCATGGAGACATGGTCCATGGAGTACTCGCCTGCCCGCGCTCCCGCTTCCGCTGCGGCGTACGGGTCCAGCCACTTGTTGGGGTCGTCCCCCATCTGCTCCGCCTGAAGCCGGCGGTAGTGGTGCGCCAGCACGAGGTGGACGGCCCTCCCCCGCGCCTGCGCTTCGGACCCTCCCCCGACGACGCGCGTGTCGCCACCGGACGAGGTGCCCTTGCGCATGTACTTGAAGGCGTACTCGCTGGGACAGTGGAGGAACGCGCCGTGCGGGGACCACCCGAAGTCGGAGGGCCCCGCGTTCAGCAGGATGGGTTCGGAAGGAAGAGCGTCGGTCGTCATTCGTCCCCGTCTATCACGATGTCAGAGATGTCAAGCTGGTCGAGCATGGCCGCGACCTCGTCCACCAGCCCGTCCTTGTCGTCCATCCCCGTCAGCGACTGGCGGAGCATGGCGACATCGTTGTCGCCCGTGAGCTGCGCGACGCTGGGCAGCTTGTTGAGCAGCATCTCGGCGACGCGCTCGTCCACGGTCTCCTCCGCGATGATGTACTGGATGAGCACCGGGCGCTGCTGGCCAAGACGCGCCACGCGCCCCTCGTACTGCATGACCTGCCCCGGGGTCCAAGGGAGCATGGCCACGATCATGAGGTCCGCGTCCTGAAGGTTGAGGCTCTCCCCGATGCTGTCGCCCGTGGCGATGAGGAACGCGGGCCCCGGGCTCGTCAACCACGCTTGGCAGGTCTCGTCCCGGTCCGCCGGGGAGTCGTCCCCGTGCGTGTGCCAGATGGTCGCCGTGTGCTCCGGCATGGCCTTCTTCGCGGCAGCCCCCAGCACATCGACATCGTTGCGGCGCCCCGTGAGGATGACGACCTTGTGCCCCGCACTGGCGGCCTCCTGCATGGCGTCCACCATCCACGCGCGCTTCCGGCTGGCGGCTTCGGCCAGCCGCACCTCCAGCGCGCTTTCCTTGCCTTCCTTGGTGGCCCGCTTGATGGCGTTGACCCACGAGCCGGCGGCCTTGTTCTGCTCCGCCACGGGCAGGAACACGCACTGGCGGCGCTTCGCGGGGAGCATGGCGGCGACCTGTTCCGGCAGCACTCGGTGCACGACATACCGCAGCCGGTACTCCAGTTCTTCGAGGTTGCTGCTGCCCTTGTCGTCCATGCCCCCGAAGGTGCCGGGGCGCGCCGCGCAGTAACGGGTCGCCCAGTCCCAGTAGCGCCCCCATGTCCCGGGCTCCACGAGGTCGAGCTGGGCCCACAGGTCGCGCACCCGGTCGCGAATCGGGGTCGCCGTGAGCGCGAGACGGAACAAGACGAGCTTGCTCAGGTCGGCCGCGCTGGCGGCGATGTTCTCCAGCTTCTCGAAGTCGAGCGTGCCGTCGCTGTTCGGGACGGCCTTCCACCGCTTGTGGCTCTTCGAGCGGTGGATCTCATCGAACGCGACCGTGTGCGGGCGCAGGATGGCCAGCTCGTTGATCGCCGCCGGAAGGCTCTCCCAGCTCACGATGACCAGCGGGCGCGACACGCGCTTCGCGTAGTCGAGCAGGTCTTCGTGCTTCTTCTTCCGGGCACTCGGCGGGAGCCACACATGCGGTTCAACCGTCGTGCGGGCCCGCGCCTCGCGGTACCAAGTGAAGAGCGCCGCGCTCCGCGTGACGACGACATGCGGACCCTCGTGGCACAGCGACCACAGCAACCCGGCGAGCGTCTTCCCGGAACCGCACGGCCACCAGAGGTGCGACCCCGCGCGCTCCACCGCGCGGGTCAGACCCTCGCGCTGGTACTCGGTGAGCAGCCCGGGGATGTCGGGGCGCACCAGACCTTCTTCTACGCGTCGCGCGAGACGCGCGGAGAAGTCGAGCGTCGGTCGGGGTGCCGGCGGTCGCTGCCACTCGAACCGCATCCCGGACTCGGCCAACCGTTCGGCCAGCGTATTCGCGCCGTGGTCGGGCACGATGATCTCGACCCGCCCCGAGCGGTCGAGAAGCCTCGCACCGGGTACGAGGGTCTTCACCGCCTTCACGAACTCACCATCTCCCGCCTTCGGCCACACACTACACACGAGCTGCACTGGGAACCTCCGCGAGAAGTCTTACCCGGTGGGTTGCCGTTTGCAAGCTCCGCCGATAGTCGAAGGTGGCGGGTCCTTCCCCCGCTGGAGCACACGAATGGAAACCGTGACCGAGAATGAAGTCGCCGAGCTGGTGGACCAGCTCCCCGACGAGAGCTGGCTGAAGCAGTACCTCTACTACGCCGTCCGGCAGTCCGACGCGTCCATCGCCTACCATGTCGGGGTCGGCCTCGGCGTGCTGGCAGCGGTCGCGCCCCCCACGCTGAGCATCGACACGCTCCCCGGCGGCAAGGTGAGCGCCAACCTCTGGGTGCTCATCGTCGGGCGCCCCGCCGTGGACCACAAGTCCACCAGCATCCGTGTGGGGCGCGAGCTGCTCGCGTGGGCGAACCCGCTGTCCATCGGCGAGGACCCCGCTTCGTACGAGGGGCTGCTGGAGTCGCTGGGCCAGCAGCCCAGCCAGCTGCTCGTCATGGGCGAGTTCGGGGACTTCCTGTCGAAGACGGAGGGCGGCTCGAACAACTACATGTCGAAGATCAAGGCGGGGCTCACCCGCATCTTCGACGGCGACCCCATCGAGCGCCGTCTGGCCAAGCGCACGGTCCGCATCCCGCAGCCCCGGCTGTCCATCCTCGCTGCCGTCAACCCGTCGTTCCTCGAAACGCACGCGGAGATGCAGGACTGGGAGGGCGGGTTCATGTCGCGCTGGATGCTCGTCCACGCGCACCGCGAGCGGGAGCTGTTCGCGGCGTCCCCGGACGACGCGCGCCGCGACTGGCTCGTCCAGTGGCTCGTCAACGCCGGCAACTCGCAGGTCGGTCGGTGCATGGGGCTCGACGCCGGGGCCAGCCAGCTCTGGTACGACTGGAGCAAGGATCTGTCCGAGCGACTGGAGAAGGACCAGTCCCTCGCCCGCGTCGCGGCCCACGGGCGCACGGCGACCCACGCCGCGAAGGTCGCGCTGCTCGCCGCGTTCGACTACGGGGCGGCCCGGACCAGCGGTCAGTGGCTCATCACGGAAGACGCGCTGCGCTTCGCCATCGGGCTCGCGGAGCTTCACTATCGTTCGGCCATGGGGCTGGCCGAGCTGGCATGCGCTGGTCGCGACATGCGAGAGCGACGGAATGTCCTGAAGGTCATCGGGTCGGACTGGACCAGCTACGGGCAGGTGCTGCGCGGCGCCGAGCTGCTCCGGTCGCGGTGCGACCGCATCATCGAGACGCTCGTGGAAGAGGGCGCCATCGAGTCGCACCTCATCGGGTCGAAGATGCACTTCCGGCGTCGGCAGGACGACACCGTCGAAGAGCCCGAGTGGGCGTCGAATGTCTCCAACCTCATGCGCGTCGCTCGCGGCATGACGACGGACGCCGACGACCTCAACTAACGAGAAGGCCGGACGGGAGACCATCCCCCGTCCGGCCGACACCCTGAACCTATGAAGGGGCCCGATGGTTCTACCACCGGGCCCCTCGTGTTTCAAGGTGCGAACTCCAGCGCGGCGACGAGGGCCTCGGCTTCGGTGTCGTAGTCAACACGGGACTGCTTCTTCGCGAACCACGACCAGCGGTTGCCTGACTTCCAGTATTCGTCGTCATACCAAACGCTCGCGTGCGGGTCGCCCCACGCCTCTCGCACCAGCGCGAGGAGGCAACCCAGCGTTGCGGGATCGCTGAGGTCGGGAAGGCACCCGTGCTCAATGGCGAGCGTGTGCTCGGTGATGCGGTCACCCCCGAGCACCCGCATCCCCGGCATCCATTCCCACCCTGTACAGGCGACGGCGCGGCGGGCGAGGGCGATCATTTCGTCGGTCATCGGCTCCTCCGCTCGATCTCGAAGTCGAGGTACTGCTTGGCCTTGCGGAGATCCTCGACGGCGCGGGCCGGGTCCTTCTTGCCGGCGCGCGAGATGTACTTCAGCGCGTTGCCAAGGTTGAACCCAAGGTCCCACGCTTCAATCACCTTGATGCACTCATAGGGGTTGTCCGCCCCACCATAGTGGTCCGGGTGGTTGACCGCCGCGTCCTGCTCCGGGAAGCGGTGTGTCAGGCAGCGTTCGCCCTCGCGCGCGACGGGGCGGCGGCACGCGCGTCCGTTGGCCACCATGCCGCACCGGGCACGGATCGTGTAGACCCGGCTCACTGGAACACCGGCATGGAAGAGATGGCGTCGAGCGCGTTCTCGTACCCCGCGTCGTCCTCCGGGAGCGGGCCCCCGTGCGCGGCTTCGAGGAGGACCCGCAGATGCGCGAGGCGCGCGTCCGACGCGACCCACAGCCACTCCGTCTTGCCGTCCGCGAGACTGAAGTGCTGCACCCCGTCGAGGACGAGCAGCTTCATGCTGCGCCACTTCGCCATGCGGAGGTCCGCGAGCGTCGGCTTGTTGCGCCCCTTCGCGGTGCTGCACAGACCTGACGCGGCGCGTCGCGTGGCGGCAACGGCGTCCGCCGTGGCGAGGACCCCCGTGAACCGCAGCCAGTTGCGCCACGCCCGCGTGTAGAGCGCCTGCGACGACGGGGTGAGGTCCAGCGCGAGAAGATCCGTCTCCGGCGCGTCGGCGGGGACGCCACGGCGGAGGATGGCGGAGACCGCCGCACTGTAGCTGCCGACCGTCATCACGGACCGGTTGTTGTCCATCATCCACTTCGCGAAGTCGGGAAGCCGGTCGTCCGGCGGAGCGACGGGGGGCCGCCCCTTCCGGGCGGTATCGACGGTGGGGCCGACGGGTTCGCGCGGGGTGGCCGGCGCCGCCGGCATCGGCGGGAGAGGTAGGGTGTCGTTGAAGAGTTTCATCTCGCTCCTTCTGGTGGGTGAGGTGCTGCTCCCTATATGGCGGGAACGAGTATTCATTTACATATCTTCTTCTGGTTGTCAAGGATGGGGACGACCGTACAGGGGGTATTGTGAACTCTGTCACCGTGTAATGTATAAGTGTATATAGAATAATAAATCACAATATTTCATGTAAGAAGATATGAAAGTGAATACTAATCCACGGGTATATATAGGAGTGAACTGTACGGCATTAGGAGCATAAAGGAACGACTTTCGAGAAACCGGAATAATCGTCGCGCCTCTTTCCTCCGCGCCCATGGCGCGGGCGCGGGGGGGCGGCCGGGGCCGCTGGCCCATGGGGCCTCGGGCCATGGGCCATGGGGCCGGGGGCCCCCGGGGCCATGCCCCATCCGGCCCCGCCCCCCGGGGCGGGGGGCCTTGCGCCCCACGGGGGCGGGGGGCCATGGCCCCGAACGCAAGAAGCCCCCCGTGGCCATGGACCACGGGGGGCGGAGGATGCGAGAGGGGCCCCCGGGGAGGGGGCCCCATGGGGCCGGCTACGCTACGGGAGCGTCGCGCTCCATGCCCCGTTGGCGAACACGCTGTAGGCGCGTCCGTCGGCCAGCATGGCCCGGGCCGTGGCCATGTCCACGGACTGGACTCCCGCCGCCGTGGCGACATGCACGGGGGCCGGGGCCGGGGGCGGCGGGGGCGGGGGCGGGGCCATGGGGGCCGGAGGAGCGGGGGGCGCGGGGATGGGGGCCGTCGGGGCCACGGTCGGGGCGGGGGCGCTGATGGCGGCCACGGGGGCCGTGACAGCCGCCACGGTCGCACGGTCCGCCCATTCGCCCGACGGAAGCTTGACGAAC